GTCGCAGCTTCTGTAGCTCCCATAAGGCGAACATTTTCAAAATGACCATAAATACGCACCCTAACGTCAGTTGCAGTAGCAGCTGACATCATTTGGAGAGCATTAAGTTCTTTGAGCCAAAGTACACCAAGCTGGGCACCCGTAGTGGAAGTAAGATCGATCCAATCAGAACTATTTACATACGGTATACGCATATAAGAAGTTTCATTGGTAGTTGGATCTATTTCCGTATGTGGTAATTGCACACATGGTCCTATATCGATCGCAGTACCCAAATCAAATGCTCCAGCATTTGGTAAGTAAGGCTCATAAGCTACTAACAATCGCCCATAGTGTGAGGGCGTTCCATTAATATCAATACGAACCATTAGATCAGCTTGAAAACCATGAAAAGTGGCAATCTTTGCTCTAATAGCAGTGTTATTTAACATAATAGCCCAAGGATCAATATGTGTAGTAGTGAAAGACGTGCTCCAAAGCGCACTATATAACAAAACATCTCTTTTTAAAAACTCCTTAATATCTTCACTTGCATAAGGAGCTGACGTAGGCAATATAGCCGCTGAAGGAATAGGAACTGTATTTGTAGGAACAGATTCCTCAACTTTTGTAATAATTCCGGAGGTTACGGCACCTCCGGCAGCCGTAATTAATTTATCAGTGTCAGTAATACGTTATTTATTTAAGGTACACAAATAGCATTATTTTGTGTCCCGAGTAAGTATTTTGCGGATAGTGAATCCACTAATTAGCACTCTACACGCATTAGCATTGCACAAAAATGGTATACCAACTAACCACTTTGTTCTTAAAAACAAGATCTAAATGCATGGGGTAAATTTGATTATACAGATTATTACCTATCTGTCAGAACACTTTCTACAAAAGCTCTAAAACACTGCCAGCCTACAAACTTACTCATCTGGCACACCTTCCATTCTATCTTCTAAGAAAACACATAGCGGTTTGATCATAAATGTTCAAACATACATCTTTCAGTGATAGCGTAG